GTGAATTGGCTTACCGTTTGGCTTGCAAATTTGCTTTAGACAAACCTGATTTGATTGAAAGATTATCTCAACAGAAAGAAGTTTCATTTACAAATGCTGCAGAAACAGATGCGCCTTATGTAACGCTCAGAATTCAACCTGATTTCCTTGGTTTCCAAAAATATAACTGAGGAATGATATTATGCAGCTTACATATCGCGGAAAATATACAAAATTAGATAGAAAGAATCCTAGAGGATTAGGTGTTTGTGATTATAGCGGTCTTATTGTACGCCATGCTGATTTACGTCGTCAAATGGAGTACAGAGGAAGAGGATTAGTTTGGACTGGATTTTGGGTGCATTATAAGTTTCTAGATCTGCCTAATCCTCAAAAATTAACGCCTATTATTACAATGGACCCAGTCCCGTTAAAGAATCCTAGACCAGATCCTGAATTAGGAAACATTGAGGTTCCAACCGCCACTATTGATGTAAGTGGAAATGAAAACGTTACATTGTCGGATGAGCAATACGATAATACGATCTTAAACTTTATAGGTGCATTAACTGGTAATATTATTGTATATATACCTGCTTTATATAATCAGTTTTATGCAAATAACTTAACTTCAGGCAATTATACGCTAAGTTTAGCTATTCCCTTACGATCGCAATTTCCTTTATTAATTCCAACGGCAAACGCTGTTACTCAAACAGGACCATTTGTAAATAATGACGGCATGTCTTTATCTATTTTACCGGGAGATTAAGCAATGAGTGCGCCAAATACATCAACCTATATTTTAATGACTCCCGATCCCACTGATTTACCTAATTCCCAATATCTGGGTGTGGGGCCCGGCTTAACTCTAACTTCAGGAGGTTTTGGAGGTGCTTATACTATTGGTACTTCTGGCGCTTTGTCTTCTCTTATTGGGTTAGGTACATCAGGGATTCTGGCTCTAAATAATACGTCAAATACGCTTTCAACTTTTTCTCTAAGTTCAGATTCCACAATTAATATTCTGAATCCAGATGGATTGGCAGGAAGCCCAACATTTAGCGTTCTCCCAGAAACATCAATTCAACGAATACAAGTTTCTGCTAACGGAGGATCTATTGTTGGAAATTATCCTACTTTAGATTTTATTGGTGGAGGTAATACAAGTATTTCCGTTGTTGGGAATCCTGGAGCAAATCGATTTGAAATTACAATTGAAAGTACAGGTGGTGGCGGTGGAGGGAGCGGCACAGTTACGAGTATTGGTTTAGTTTCTGCTAGTGGCACAATTTCTGTTACTGGGACACCTTCGCCAATTACGAATTCAGGTACATTTGATTTAGATTTGCCAGTACTTCTAACGGCTGGTTCTGTGACAAATGCGAATATAACATTTGATCAATATGGGCGTATAACAGCAGCCTCTAATGGTTCTGGTGGTGGTGGCGTTACATCTGTTTTAGGGACATCTGGTCAGATTGATGTTTCAACAGTAGGTGGTGTCGCTACGGTTAGTTTGCCTGCTGCAGGAATTATTTATAATCAAAATATACTTTTAAATGGTCCTTCTTCTTCTTTTGGAATCAATGACGCCACAAGTGTGTGTACAATTTTAGGTGATAGTTTTAGGTTTGGATCTTTAACTGCACGAGGAATTGATTTCAATATTACAAATTCAAATGCATTAACCTTGTATGGGGGGCTAAGCAATGAATATGCTTTTCCGACAACAGGACCTACGGCGCCTAATCAAGTTATTAAATCTCCGTCTTCAGGAACTCAATTAATTTGGGCAGACGAAACATCAGGAACTATTTCATCTGTTTCTGGAACATTAAATGAAATTACGGCAAGTACTGTTAGTGGCGCTGTTACATTGAGTCTTCCAAGTACATTAATTGCACCTGGTACACTTCAGGCAACTACAAGCGTTACAACTCCTGTTCTTGATATAACTGGATCTTTTATTAATCCGTGGCCAACAACAACGCCAACAGATTCTTTGAGAGTCCTTGGTTGCGGATTGTCTGGTGCTTTGTCATGGGTCCCTTATGGTGGAGGTGGCGGAGGCTCTGTGGTTGCTGTTGATGGAACAATCAGTCAAATTGTTACAACAAACGCCGGAGGCCCAACAGTTACGGTTGGATTCCCAACAACAGGATCGATAATTTTTCCAAATAATATAGAAACATCAAGTGGTTTTAATCTTGTTGCAATTGGGAAAGACGCTTTGCAGAATGTTATTCTCGGAGACGCTGACTCTGTTAATATTGTCGCAATCGGAGGATATGCGTTAGATGCTTTAACGTCCAATGGAAATACAGAAATTGTTGCTGTTGGATATGGAGCTTTGTCAGATAATACAACAGGGAATTTTAATGTTGCTGTTGGTTCACAAGCTTTAACTGCATTTATTTCCGGAAATTCTAACACTGGAATTGGCACAAATTCTTTAGAATTTCTGCTGAATGGAAATTATAATACAGCGTTAGGTTATATTGCTGGGTCCGCTTCCCCCATCAGCGGATTAAGCGGGGGCAGTTACAACCTTTTACTTGGCGCAAATGCATGCCCTGTCAATCTAACGGGATCTGGGCAAATTGTCCTTGGCGATTCTAATATAACAAATTTCAGCATTCCGGGGTTGGGAATTGATTATGATATTACATCTTCTGGATTATTCACCGTACCTGGATTAAATCTATCAACAATAAAATTAGCGGTCACAAACATTGCCCCAAGTGCAACAAATGGTTTTGTGTTAACGACAGTAAATGGCGTAACTGAATGGACAAATCCCACATTTTCCGGCACAGTTACGAGTATTGGTTTAGTTTCTGCTAGTGGCACAATTTCTGTTACTGGAACGCCTTCACCGATTACGAATTCAGGTACATTTGATGTTGATTTGCCAGTACTTCTAACGGCTGGTTCTGTGACAAATGCGAATATAACATTTGATCAATATGGGCGTATAACAGCAGCCTCTAATGGTTCTGGCGGCGGTGGTGGTGTTACATCTGTTTTAGGGACATCTGGTCAGATTGACGTTTCAACAGTTAGTGGTGTCGCTACGGTTAGTTTACCTGCTGCAGGAATTACTTATAATCAAAATATACAAGTCACATCTCCAACGGGAGGCGGGACAACTATTACAATTGGAGCAACTACGCAAGAAATTCTTGTGTCAAACTCTAACTCACCTCTTTTAAGCACAATAATTAGAAATAGCATAATTACAACGCCTTCTTTGTTTATAAACAATGGGGCGGGTATAAATTATATATTGCCAAATACAAACGGAACATCTGGACAAGTTATGACTTGGCCAAGCAGTGGAGATCAGTTGATTTGGTCAACTCCTTCTGGCGGTGGTATTACATCTGTTTTGGGGACTACGAATCAAATCACAGCCAATACAGTTGGGAACGTTGTTACTCTAAGTATCCCCAATCCTTTTATTGCCGAAGTAATAGAAGCTCCATTAGCAAACATAGCGGATCTGCAAATTTCAGGACTATCGGGGACAGCTGGACAGGTACCAACAAGACAAGCTAACGGAAGTCTTGCATGGTCAACACCTGCTGGAGGTTCTGGGATTAGTGACATTACATCTACAGGAAACACGATCACTATAACGAATGGTTCTGGACCAACAGCGAATATTGATTTACCAACAACCAGTGTTACGGCTGGTAGTTATACAAACACCAATATAACGGTAGATGCTTATGGGCGTATAACAGCAGCCTCTAATGGTTCTGGCGGCGGTGGTGGTGTTACATCTGTTTTGGCTGCAACTCCTTTGTCATCAAGTGGTGGTGTTACTCCTCAAATAAGTATAACACCAAGCAGCACGCCTTATCAGGCTCTTGTAACAACCAGCGCTTTTGCAGTTGATTGGGGGGATGTAATTAATGGTATTAATGGAACGTCAGGAGAAATTGAGGTTTCTTCAGATACCGTAATCCCAACTCTTTCATTTCCAGCGTCTGGCCCCACAAAATTCCCTAACGGAATTTACACAAATGCTTCAGCTTTTGCACCTGGAAATCCTTCAAATGTAGCCATTGGAATTTTTACATTAGATAATGTTTCTATTAATGTTGGATTAAATACCGGCATTTATAATACAGGAATAGGAGCTCAGGCAGGATTATCGCTCACAACAGGCATTTCAAATACAATACTTGGATATTTAGCCGGCAGTAATATTACAACAGGATCTAATAATATTGTTATTGGCGCAAATGCTGTGTTATCTGGAACGGGTTCAAGTAGTGGAGAAATTGTCCTTGGTGATGGGAATATAACAAAACTTTACATTCCGGGAATAAATTTAGATTTTGGAATTACTCAAGCTGGAAAATTAACATTAAATGTAGGAGAGTCCGGGCAATATAGCTTACCCAATATAGCTGGAGCACCCGGGGATGTTTTAACATGGCCTACAATTGGTAATCAACTTATATGGCAATCAGGAGGTGGCGGAATGACAATATCATCAATTACAGGGACTACAAATCAAATTTGGGCTAATAATGGAATAACACCAGTTAGCTCAGGAAACGCAACATTATCTTTCCCAACAGGAAGCAATGGGCTTATATTTTCTGATAATATTGTAACGAATGGAAATTCGGGGAATTCATTTGTTGGGTTGTCTGCATTTTCTGCCCCTGGATTTTTAGGAACAAACAACGTCGGTATGGGGTCAAATGTAGGCGTTGCTTGCGAAACAACAAGTCAAAGCAACGTTGTTATAGGTCACAATGCGGGGTCAAATTCATTTTTTAATAATAATATAATTTTAGGAGCGGGCGCAAACGTCACGGCTCCATCAACATCAAATCAAATTGTGTTAGGAGCTAACACGCACACAACTTTGTCTATTCCTGGAATGGGAATTGATTACGGTGTAACGTCTCCAAACACGTTGAGTTTAAGTGGTGATCTTGCCGTTCAAAGCGGCACTGCCAATCAATATAAGCTCCCTACTGTTGCCGGAACATCTGGACAGGTTATGACTTGGCCAAGCAGTGGAAGTCAATTAAATTGGTCAACTCCTTCTGGCGGTGGTGTAATAACAGCAAGCGGAACATGGACGCCTACTTCTCAATTTACAGGAACAATTTTTTATACGTTTACCAAGATTGGAAATTTAGTCAATTTAAGTCTTACTTTGGATGTCGGCTTTAGAATCGTATGTAATACAAGCGATTCAGCTATTATCGTTGGGTCTCCTGGTTCTGGACTTGATCAATTTTTTCCAACAGTAAATCCAGTTCTTGGAATTTATACAGTTTTATTAGGGACTTCTTATGTGTCTGTTTTTGACAATACAGGAACTTGGCAATATTGTTTACCGGCCGCTATTTATTGCGATATTTCAAACAATGTTCCAGGCGACATAATGATTCAATTTGCGCCTACCGTATTTTACGGAGGAATTATTTATGAAGTGACTCAGCCTACATTTGTCGCAGGGAATGAATACGGATTTAATTCTTCGAATTTAGCAATGTTAGCAACAAATGATGCAAATAACTTTTCTGTAACCTATATTACAAATTCAATTGGTTAATCATGGCATTTTCCCTAACATACGACACGCTTGTTGCGGAACTACAGCAATACCCATTGCGTAATGATGAGAGGTATATTGAGAATATCCCTGTTTTTATTATGCTTGGGCAAAGGCAGGTTTGTAATGATTTAAAGATTTTACAAATCAAAACTTATGTTACGGATACGTTAACAAAAACGTCAAATACATTGGCTAAACCTGCCGATTGGTTAAACACCTCTTATTTCTCAATTGGAACAGGGCAAGGATTTACAAAAAAATTACAATTAAAGTCTCGCTCTCAATCTTATTGTGATTATTACTGGCCTGATGCAACACAAACGGGAACACCCAAGTATTTCTGTGATAATGTTTTTAACAGTTGGCAATTTTACCCAACACCTGATCAGAATTACCCTTGTTTAATAGGGTATTTTGCACAACCTCAATTATTGAGTCCAGAGACTCAGACGAATCCTTTAACCTTAACGATTCCTCATGTTTTATTGAAGGCTTGTTTAATTCAGACAGCACCTTTCTTAAAAGATGATGATCGGGTGCCCATGTGGAAACAAGAATATATAGATGCAAAAGCAGCCGTTACAGAGGAAGATTTAGCCAGGATTTATGATGGATACAGTAAACGCAATTTGTGATAGAATAAAGAAAGTGTTTTATTGGAGTATTAAAAGATGCTTGTCACAGAGTTAATTGTTTTAGCGATCGTTTCTATTGTTAGTTTTGTTGCTCTCGTGAAGTAATTAATAAAATGCGTCCATTCCTTAATGAAGAAGAGAAAATGGAATTTGAAGAACGGGCAGCTATCATGGAGTATGACGGTGGCTTATCTAGAACTGAAGCAGAATGGAAAGCTTGGCATTACGTTACAAAGTTAAAGAACATTAAAGATAAATTCATGAAAGATAAAGTTTGGGATCAGCCCATTTCTTTTGACTTCAAGTAAGTTAATTAAAAAGAAAGTAGATTATGTCAATTACGTCTGTTCAGTATGGTGCCGTCCAAACAGCTTATGTAGGATCTGCAACTTATAGTTTAGATACAATAGGTCAGAATTTAATTACGTATTGGCCGCAACCTTATGTAACTGCGACGAATATTCTAGCGGCAACCACAAATATTATCTGTACAGCGACTGGCACGTCTTTAACATTCCCAGACGCAAACCAAGTCAGTACGGGATACAATGTTTTTATTAAAAGCGGCGCCACAAGCAATCAGAATTTTAATGTTTTGGACAACGCAGGAAACTTAATACAAGCTATTTCCCCTGGTGAAATTTGGTGGATTCAATTAGATGCCTATACGACGGATACAACGGCGGGTACTTGGTCCTCTATTCAAATGGGTGTAGGTACAACGACAATTGATGTTAATACAATTAAGGGATATGGATTAGAAGTTTTACCAACTCCAGGCACTGAATTAAGCACTTATACACCTGTGAGCACAATTACAACGACAACATATACAGTTCAAGCAACAGATCAGTCTTCAATGCTATTATTGAATGATGTGTCGACTGTTGATTTGCCTACCTTAGCAACAACGCAACAAGGTGGATTTTATTTTTCATTCAATAATATAAGCGCTGTGCCGGTTACATTTAATAGTGTTGCAACAATTAATGGCTTAGATTCCCCCCCTGGATTAGTTATTTATCCGAATCAAACAGGGACATTAGTTCAAGATTCATCAGGGAATTGGTGGACATTAGGACTTGGTCAAGGCTTTACATTTGCGCAGACTGTTCTTACTATTCCTTTGTCCGGAGCAACTGTTGATTTAACAGCGACACAACTCAGTAAATTTGTTCTGCAATTTACTGGAACTCTTACAGAAAGTCTTGTTGTTTATTTTGGAACAACTCCTAGCAATTGGTACATACAAAATGCTTGTACGACAAATCCTGGAGTTACTTTAGAAATTTGCGCAGGAAGTGCTGCGACGCCCAGTGGCGAAAATATACTTTTAGAGTCTAATCAAAATTACATTGTTTATCTTGCCCCTATCCCTAATGTTGGAACATTACAGCTTTATGAAGCACCAACCCTTGCGGCTCCTACTACGTTTGACGCCGTAGACGGAAGTGCTTCGAGCCCAAGCTTTACTTTTACAAGTGACCCTCGTTCTGGGATGTTTTTACAATCAGCGTCAAACCCTTCAATTACAGCAAATGGCATAGATGTTGTTCGTTTTAATGGATTAACGAATACAGCTGTTCAAATTTTAGCCAATCCAAATGCGACAAATGCTAGTAGGCCTACGTTCTCTTTTGTTGGGGAAACAACCACAGGTATGGGCGCGAGTGCGACTTCCACATTAGATTTATATGCCAATAATGTGAAGGTTTTAACCTCTACGTCTACAATAGTTTCTTGTCCTGTTGCTTTAACGGTGACTGGTGAGAGTACATTAACGGGAGGTGCTGTCATCAATACACCGTCTACTCTTTCAGGAAGCGGCAGCATTAATATCTCAGGAAACATTACAACGACTGGGTCTGGAACTTTAAACGTCGCCGGATTGTCGACACTTACTGGGGGATTTACGAGTGCCGCAGCTTCTACGATTACATCAGGTGGGTTAACTGTAACGGGAACAACCGTTTTAAACACGCCATTAGGAATTGCTTATGGGGGGACTGGAGCTACGACTCAACAGACGGCTGCGATTAATATTTTTCCGTCAATAACAGGAAGTGGAGCATTCTCTTGGTTTGATTCTACAAATTGGATTACAACAGCGTCTCCTAATGGGAATTCAGTTGTTCCATTCTATAATGGGACTACCTGGCAACTCTACAATCTAAGTGCCATCACACAACCTACGATTACTCTAATTTCGACAACTGCGGGTTGGTCAAGTATTAGCTTACCTTCTGATGGTACCTATTCTCTTCGATTGGTTGTAACTGGCGGCGTTCCGACTTATTCATGGGTATAAAAAATGGCTAATGACGACCTCAATTGTTCTAAGTTATTTTCGCAGCCTGGAATTCAGAGGGATGGAACGCGTTATGATTCTGACTATTTCATAGATGGACAAGGAACCCGATTTTACAAAGGCAGAGCACGGAAAATCGGAGGTGAAACGGGAATCAATTACGGAAATTCAACTATTGTTCGTAATATGTTTAATTTTGCGAATGATACTGTGATTGATAATTATTTAGGTCGTTACAATTCTTTAACGCATTTTACATTTCTGCCGTCAAATTTACCGCCTATTGCTTCTGTTGTTGAATTGAATAGAACACCGACAGATTTACCTTCTGGGTTTTCCGTTGATAATGTGAATAATTCTTGGAAATTTGCCTTATATGAAACGGCGCCCTCTGTCACCTATCCAAACGCACAGATTATAGCTCATTGGTGCCCAAACGCGGGAGATATCAATAATCAGCAAAATGGATATATGTATTATGGTGATATTAAAAATAACAATATTCTAACTCCGATTCATGCGGGAGATGATGATGAAACCAAAATAGAAGTCAATGGTGGCGTTATTTTTGTTGCTCCTTTTTTAATTGGATTAAATTACAATGCAACAAATGGAAGTACAAATGGGTCTATTGTTTGGAATAACCCAAGTGCTGCAGATCCTTTAAATTTTTGGTTAGCTAATGAAGAAACGTCAATAAATGAGCTTCAGCAAGCAACTATTGCTAATACAAAGATTGTGGCCGGAGCTCCTGTTATTGGTGCACAAGTCCCAACAGCATTAATCTGGTCTTTGAATCAACTGATTAGGATTACATCTGTCACAGGAGGGGCTGCAGATGCGCCAACTTTTGAGTGGAGTAATAACCCCGTTGATGACATTACGATTATGGCAGCAAATTCGATTGTTCGATATCAACAAACTTTTTTTTGGATTGGCACTGATAATTTTTATATGTATGACGGTGTTGTTAGAAGTATTCCAAACACAATGAATCGTAATTGGTTTTTTGATAATGTGAACAAAGCCTATAGTAATAAAATATTTGGTGTTTTAATTTCTGCTTTTGATGAAATTTGGTGGTTTTACCCTAGAGGGGATTCAACGGAATGTAATGCCGTTATTATTTATAACATTAAAGAACAATGGTGGGCTGATACATTTTCTCATAGATCTGCCGCAGTTCAATCCAATAGTTTATTTCCTTATCCCATAATGGCGGATAGCCAACCTACAACCATTTTTTCGAGGACGGGACCTCAACAAATTTACCCTATTTGGCAGCATGAAATCGGAACAGATCGAGTTTTGGGTGACCTTGTTTATCCTATACAGGCTTATTACGCTCATCATTATATTGATATCTGTTCTCAACAAGGTGGGCAGAATAATCTATTAAGAAATCGTCGATTTGAGCCAGATTTTAAACTATCTGGTGATATGACAATTGAAATCACTAATCTTATGTTCGCAAATGATCTTAATAATGGAAAAGCTATTATTGATGGTCCTTATACATTCAACGATAAAACTCAATATATTGATTTCTCAAGTCAAGGTAGACTAACGTCTTTACGCTTTGAGAGCAATACAATCGGAGGAAATTTCCAAAGTGGAAAAAGTTTATATGATTGGAATGTTGGAGATAAACAACAGTAATTCTGAGTAAATCCGGTCAAGGAAACGAGGGACAATGACCGGACCAAAGAAAACAAAAGTAAGAAAAACTTACAAAAATTAATATAATCTTTCTTTTTTTTAAAGTCAATCATATGCCTAATATTGCCTTGCCGATGAATCTAGATTTTATGAGTTGGGCCCGTCAAATACAACAGGATTTGCCTTCTATGAATATTCCTATTCCTGAAAATGAAGAGAATTGGAGACAATGGGCATATCAGCTTATTAATATGAATTCTATTAGTAATTTCCCCATTCCAACAGAATTAAGTTACCCAAAGAAAGAGGATTGGAGGCAATGGGCTATATTTTTTTCTAATTGTATTATGAGCCAATGATTATATTAGGAATAATATATATAAAAAGTTATAATTAAATATCATCTTTCAGGAGTTTTTATCCATGTACAGTTACGCATCTTTTACACCGCAACAACCAATGGGGCAAGATAAGAATTATTTTCCCCAACAACCAAATCAATCCCCTATGCTACAACAAGGAGTCCCACAAGGCGTTCCATCTCCCATGCTAAGACAAGGAGTCCCACAAGGCGTTCCATCTCCCATGCAAAATCCACCAATGCAACGTTTTGCTCACGGAGGTCGAGTAAAAACGTCTCAATTTAAACCAGCTCACATGTCTAAAAGAGAATTGAATTTTCTTGATCATCTTCAAGGGCGCGTTGAAAGAACAAAACACGGCGTTAGAACGTATCCTCACATTGAAGAATTGTTAAGCAACCCTCATTTGCACGCAAAAATTCACGAACATATTCAACATCATGCAAGCGGCGGAATGGCTGAAGGAGATATGAATGATCATATGAGCCATGAAGGAATTCAACACATGATTCATAATGGCAGAAATGGTGATAACGATGTTGCGTTGCTCGGGCCAAGAACTCATCACCTATTCCATCAAATGGCAGGTCACTCAACAATTAACCCAGATGGTCACCCCGAATATTGGTCACTTGGAAGTATTTTGGGAGGAATGAAAGGGGCTCTTGGTTCAGGCCTTGGTGCCTTGAAAAAAGGGGCGGCGTCAGCAGCTAGTGCCATTGGTCGAGGCGCTAGCGCTGCCGGCCGTGGCCTTGTGTCTGCTGGTAAGGCCGCAATGCCTCATATCGGCGCCATTGGGCAAGCTGCTTTGCCTGCCGTATCGAATATTGCTGCTCAGCATCTTGGAAGGCTAACAGGCAATGAAGATGTCGGAAATATGCTTAGCGGCCTCGGCAGTGCTGCTGCAGGAGCTGCATTCAATAAGATGGCTGGACCAGGTGAGGCAAATCCATTAGCAACGGCTGTGGGTCAAGGTCTTGGACAATTTGCTACGGCGAAAAATGAAGGAAGATCAACCAGATCTGCTATTGGTGAAGGGTTGTCTCATGTTGGTAATCAAGCCGGCGACAGTACTTCCGGAAATATCTTGGGCGCAGTAGGCCATGGGTTACAAAATGGATCAAGCGGATCAGATATAGGGCGCGCAATTATGCCACATGCTTTATCAGGAGGTATTGGAGCTTTAGCCGCCGCAGCAAATCAACCAGGTGGCTTTAAAGAAAGATTTAATGCCGCAGCAGATACGCTGTCCCCTGTTAATGCAATACGACATGAATCACAGCAAAGAAACGCTCTGATGCAAGAATTACCTTTTTCCGGTGAAGACTCTATCGGTTATTAGGGGTTATTTTGGGTGTTAGATAGATAAAGCAGAGGGTTATTTTATGGTTAAATCAAGAAAAGGTATGTCTTTATGTCATATGACAAGATCTGAATTAGATGGATTTGATGCCTTACAGGGCATGCCTTTAATTGATGAAAAGACAGGCTATAGAGAATATCCTTTGCTGGCTAAAATCATTGAGATACCTGGCGTTAAAGATATTTTTTATCACGTAAGGGATGAATACTCAGAACAAGGGCATGTTTCTCCAGATCTTCATAAGATTTATAAGAAAGCTAAGGAATTTAGGCCTCCTTTTGAAAAAGCCCCCGGAGATCAAGAAGAACCTACAAAACAACTCTCTGAAGAAGGAACGCGGCCTGACGATGAGATGGCTTGGTTGCCCGACAATCTTGTCCAGTTCATGTTGGATTTAGAACAAAAAGAGCCTGATTTTAATCCAAAAGATGGGTTGTTGCAGTTTGGTTTTGGTAGATTTATTAGAAATGTAGTTTCCGCGCCTTTTAAAGCCGTTAGTAAAGTCGCAGATATTTTTACAGGTGGACGAGGAAACGAGATTGTTAGAACCGCGGGTACAATTGCAGGGGCTTTATTCGGAGGCCCAATGGGTGCTGGATTGGGAAATGCTCTTGCGAGCTATGGAACTGGAAAATCTCCCGGACAATCCTTATGGAGTGGCGTTAAGAATTATGGATTAGCAACAGGTATTCAAGGTGCTGGTCAAATGGCGGGCATGCATTCAGCAACACCTTATGCAGGAGGGTTTTTCGGTGGCAGTAATCCTTTGGTTTCTGGGGGTCATAACCTTATGCAGTCTGCTGGACTCGCAGCATCCTCGGCGCCCACAATGGGTCAAGTCGCAGCAAATGCAGCCGGAACGGGAGCAGCGGTAGCCGGTCAAACAGCGGCCGCCCCAGGAATCTTATCAAGTTTAGCAAGTAATCCTATTCTGCCTTATGCTGCTATGGGTTTATTGTCACATCAAGCTCAGAAACAACATTATGCCCATGAAAAAGCTGAGGCTGAAAGAGAAAGAAAAGAACGAGAAGAGCATAAGCATCGGGTTGGATATTATAAGGAATGGAAAGGCCCTGATCGTAGCTTAAAAAGGAAATGGGTTGAGAATCCAAAATATACGCTTGGAGGAGATGAACCTTATTATTCTCATGCTGAATATTATAGAGAACCCGAACATTTCAAGACAGGGGGCGCTTTAAAATCATTCACGGAGAGTACGGGAATAAAAGGACCTGGGAATGGTCAAGATGACGCTATTAGAACAGAAATGCCTGCTGGAACATATATTATTGATGCAACCAGTACAGCCCATTTAGGAGATGGTTCTAGTGAATGTGGAATTAAGGCCCTTAAAAAAACTACGAAAGAAATACGAAAAAAATACAGCCCTTCTCTTATTAAAGAAGTCGAAAAGATGCTTAAACATAATGGAAGTAAAGTTCCCGTTTATGTGGCTAATGATGAATTCAAAATAGACCCTGTGACGGTATGTCTTCAAGGAGAAGGAAACATCAAGCAAGGTGCTAAGGACTTTAGGAAAATGGTTAAAAACATAAGAATTCATAAAGCAAGCAATGGATTGGGGCTACCTCCTGCGGCCAAAACACCTATGCAATATTTAAATATGAAATAATCATTTAATGGATTTAGGAGTTTAAAATGCCTCCCAGGAAAATATATCATGATGGTTATGGAAGCTACGAGGCTGGCAATCTTCCTTACTGGAATCAACAACGTTTTGATTTGGGAGAAAGAATTGCTGAGGAATTAGCGCAAAAGACATATCAACAATTGCCATCTGCTGTTTCTCAGAAACGAGAGCGTCACAATCGAGTAGGGACCAATCTTGATGCATTAGTAAGAGAATATGACGCAAAAAGAAAGTCTGAAAAAAATCCATATTCTATAGCACAAAAAGAAATTGGGAATTCTTTTCAGACAAAAACGCATGAAGGAATAAAGCCGGCTTTAGAAGCTGCTGGTAGATCTCCTTTCGCTCCTCAAGATTCTGAGTTTATGAATCAATTCGATCAAAGATATAATGATATTGGCAAATCTGTTCTTGATGAAATGACAGAGAATTATCTCAAAAATATCGTTCCAAAAGTTCAGGGAAATCGTATTCAGAGAGGAACGTTTAATAATACAGGGGGAACTCGTCATGAGCTTGATAGTGTTCTTCAGGGATTACATAAAGATGTGAATAGGAATTTAACACATCTAAAAGCTCGTGGATTAGAGCATGGATTAGAAGAAGTTCATAAACATAAGATGAGAGGTTTAGAGGCGGCTCAGCTTGGATCGAATGTACAAGAAAAAGAGAAAGAATCCACCATAAGAGGGGCTCAAGCTTTACAAGAGGCGGAACGAGGGCAACATATTCATGATATCAGCGCATTAGATCAACAAAGAAAACAAGCCGCTGAAGAACAGACCCATGAAGAAGCTTTGCTCCGAGAGCAACAGGAAAGAGCAAAAGATAAACAGGAATTTGCAGTCAATAAATTAGCGCAAGAGGCTCAATTAATAAGCGGACTTCCTGCAACGCACGTTTCTCACGTTGGCAAGATCACAGAGCCTAGACCTGCAAATCCCTATGAAACGGGAGCGGGTATAATAGGGCAAATGGTTGGTTTAATGCATAATCAAAAACCACAAACTATTAAAACGGGTGGTTCTGTTCAAGAAAAAGCATTTCATAAGTTTCAGAAACTCGTTGCAACCTCAATGGTCAGAAGAAGATGTGGCGGCTCTATTTCTAAATATGCCCCTGGGGGAGCGGTTAGTTATGAACCCAATGCAGGTATGACCCCTGAAATTGAAAAACAACTTGCTGTTCTTCAGCAAATGCAACGTTCACAAGGAACGCCTATGGGAAATGCATTTTGGAATATGGGATCTCATATATTATCAAAGACAGGGTCAGACGAGGGCCCTATGGCTTCTTTTGGAGAGGCGTCAAAGGTGTTTAGAGATACACTTGATACTCACGAAAACAAAGCTTTTGATATGAAAGCAAAAGAAATTAACCTTCTATCTGCCATTAATGAATCTCGCCAAAAACAACAAGAATTGGTTCGAGATCATGAATTTAAGAATAAGTCCTTAGCAGAAACCTCGAGACTTCATGATGCTCAGATTGCTCGAGAACAAGCCCATGCTAATTATTATAATCAACAGACTAAAGCACTTGGGACTCCTTCTTCTGGAAATGTAGGAGAATCAGGATATTTGCCTAAGGGATTCCATGAATCTACTGAATTAAAAGAAAGGATTAAGGGAGAAGGAAAAGCAAAAGAAAGATATTTAGAACAGGCAAAGGCAATTGATGAAGCACAAAACCATTTAAACATTATGAAAGATGCTTCAGAAAATTTAGGACCAACGGGGCCAGTTGCAGGGATTTTGCCTAATAAATTAGCTACTTTTAACAATCCTGAGAAAATTGCAAACAGAAGAGTATTCGAGCAAGAGGCTGTTAGTAATGTATTAGATGCTTTGAATAAGATGAAGGGCGTTCAATCTGATAAAGATATGGAATATATCAAGAGAACTGCTGTTTCTTTGTCTGATGATCCTGCGACAATTAAAGCGTGGTTTAAGAAAACGCAATCACTCATTGATAGAGGAAAACAAGGAAAGCAATTCATTGATGAAGCTGTTTCAAAAGGAATGTCCCGTGAAGAAGCGGAGAAATCTTATCACGATTGGGCTATTAACAATCCTTTAGTCTATAAGGGTGCAGAAAAGACACAAAATGTCAAATCTCATCATAACAAAACTCCTCTAACGCCTGCTGAAGCACGTATGGCACTTCAAATGGGAGCTGGGCAATGAGATCCCCTGAGGAAATATTACAAGCCGCTCAAGGATATACTCGAGAGCAATTAGAAGCAATTGCGGGTAATGACATATCTCAACCACAAAATAATGAAAATCAAGAAATTCTAGAGAAAGCTAAGGGATATACAAAAGAAGAGCTTGAGAGAATTGCTAATTCTGGGACCTCTGTTTCTACATCTAAAAAACATAGATCAATTGAGGGAAATTCTAGTGAATATTTAACACCTCAAGATTTAGCAATGGGGGCTAGAAGTGCTGTTGGTGGTCTAGGTGATCTTGCTGATTTACCTATCTTAGCAGCGAATTATGGATTATCAAAAGCTGGAAGTAAGAAACAAATTCCTTACCCTGGGAATGCCATCGCAAATAAAATTGATGAATTAACGGGAGGATATACAGCCCCTAAAACATACAATCAGCGTATTGCTGAAAGTGCGATTCGTGCCCCAGCCTCTTTGGTGGGAGGCTCTGGAATTGGTAAGGCATTAATTAAGCTACCTGGAATGATTGGAAAGATTGGGCGCGGAATATCTGCTATTAATCCAGTTACGCCAACATCTATGGCCGCCACAAGCGCTGGTGCAGCTGGAAGTCATGCAGCGTTAGAAAATAACCCAGAAGATATTACATCGGCAATTGCATTAGGATTAGCTCCCGATATTTTATTGAGGAGTGGAAGGGGATTAATTAATAAAAGAGTTGCGGCAAAAGCAACGTCTCTTAATCCAGATATTGTTGAGAATTTTAAGGAAATAGGTATTTCTCCTACATTAGGGCAAGCAAGTCAAAGTGGTCCTTTAAAAACAATTGAAAAGCTGTTAGAAAACACACCTATTGCAGGAAAGAAAATTAGAGAATTACGGTCACAACAAAATAAAACAATAGGATCTGTGTTCGGGCCAGCAGCTGAAGGATTAGCTCAATCTGAATTAGAAGCCGGAAAAACTATTCATAAAGGATTTAGTGTCGCAAAAGAGAAAGCTGATCAATTAACAGGAGAATTAAAACATAAAGTTTTAGAAAAAGTAAAAACAGCCCCATCAGACTTAATTGATATTAAAGATAGTTTGAATTTCTATAAAGAGTTAGAAAAAAACAATAAAACTGCCGCAATGATGAAATTATTAGAAGATAGTCCTTTAGGGAAAGAAGCTTCTCGTTTAAAAAAGATGGCATCTCATAATAATGGAAAAGTACCTTTTGGCGATGTTGAGGGGTTTAGAACTCATTTGTTTGATGAAATTACCAAAAGAGAATTAGGGTCTATAAGTCGAGGGAGGTTAGAACATTTTCGATCTTTACTGAATCAAGATATACACCCTTATATGAATTCAATTGGTGCAGGGAAAGAATGGAATCGATATAACAAGTTTTATTCTAATTATGCTACATATCACAAATCGAATTTACTTCAACCAAAAGAAGTTCCGATTTTAGAAGCTCATAAATTATTTGATAACATAGGAACATCTGGAAAATTAGATCGACCTTTATTAAATACAGTTTATGGTTCTCTAGGGAAAACAGAACAAAAGAATATTATGGATTCTCTTATCCAAAAAATGGGTAAAGATGGGAATGATTGGAATGCTCATCGTTTCGCAAAAAGATTTGAGAGCCAACCAAAAGAAACAAAGGACTTATTCCTTAAGCCTTTATCTCAACCTATGAAAGAAAGATTTAAATCTGTTCTAAAATCTATTGATGCAATTAAAGAAACAAATAGTTTTTCTAATACCAGTCGTACGGCTTATACACAAATGGCGATTGATACAGCTAAGATAGGAATTCCTGCCGGAGCTGCTATTTTAGCTGGCAATTCCCCGACAGATACAGCATGGGAAATGGCGCTCGTGTTGGCGGGTTCAAGAGCAATAGCATCAGGTATGTTTGCTAATCCAAAATTTATTAATTGGGCTTATAAGGGATCTAAATTAAAAACACCGAAATCTCAACAGCATCATATTGCGGGAATTAAGGGTATTTTAGGACGTCCTGTTTATCAGGAAATAAAGAGCGCGCTAAGTTCACAAGATAGACTTGCTGATAATCCTTATGAGGAAACACGGTAGATTAAATTACAACTATTAATTTTAGGTTGCATTTGACTCTACAAAAGGTTGTAGTTAACTAGGAAAAAGTTGTAGTTAAGTCAAACAACCCAAAGAAATTGCGCGAGTCAAGGGTTTTTTTCTAATCTTTTTCTTTCTTTAAGTTCTGTTCTAGTCTTTTGTTCTTTTGATAAATTTTTTGCCTTTCCAGTCTTTTCTCTCTATTTTTTTGATAATACAATTTTGATTTTTCTAACATAGCATCTCTATTTTTTAAATAATGTATTTTCTTCTTTTTAGAAACTTCAGTTTTATTCTTATAATAATAATCTAAACTAAAGGATATTTTTGCTTCTCTATTCTTTATGTAATATTTCTTTTTATGATTCGGATTTTTCTTTTCCCATTCCTTATATAGCTTCCTGAAAAATTCAACTGTATACTCTTCTCCATATTTTTGTATTAATTCTTTTCTCAACCTCGCCCAGCGTGCTTTTCTTTGATCGTCACTAACAAATGAATCAAACATCTTTAATTCTCATCTATCTGTAAATTCAACGTCTCAATCAATTTACTAATTTCTATTTCTTTTTCTATTATAAGGGCATTTAAGATAGTCTTGATAATTGGTAAATACAAATAATGAGGATTATAATTATCAACATTAATTCCATTAAAATCGATTTCCAAATTTAATTTAAGAGATACTTTAAAATTGCTATTCTCAATAAATTTTGAAACATTAGACATATATGAGTTTTCTTCATGTCTTAAGAATTTCAATACGTCTTCTTTGAATTTTTTAGAGAGTTTTTCAAGAATAGGAGAATTCATTTTTTACTCTTAGGAATAAGATCTTCATAGATAACACCAATTAGATTCGTCTCATCTTTTTTGTAAGATCTTATCGGTTTATCTTTTGGATTATGATTAAGACGATAATTTACAGATCCTCTATTTTTTGATTCTTCAACGAACTTTTTTAAATCAGCTATTTTGTAATGGACTCGACCTTCTATCTTTCTGACAGGTATTCTGTTCTTTTTACGATATCTCCATTTTTCTAATGTAAATATAGATATTCCAAACAATCTAACCGCTTCCTCGTGTCCTATTAATTTATCGTCATCATCCATAATTAATTAAAAATCTCATTTTTTTATAATTTAGTTAATATAGAAAACATCTCTAAATTTCCTTATGAAACCTTCATTTCTTTTTGAGGTTGGCATATGATCTACATGCGAACATAGGTAATATAATCCTTGTCTAAAATAAGGTAATTCCAACAATTCAAAATGATTAAAAACTAAATTAATCAATTTAACTTGGTTTGGGTGACTCTTAACGGCCATAGTATATTCAACCACATATTTTATAGGAGTGTCTAAATCGTAGGCAAGTAATTCCTGCATTAAATGATGTTTTTCAATAATCGCATTGTATTTAGGTAAATTTGTTTGTTTTAACTCATCAAGAGTTTGAGACATTAAGACGCTAAAGCTTGATATGCTTAGAAAGCTTATTGTTAATAATTTCTTAATCATTTTTTATCCTTTTCTTTAATAATATCCATCAACAATTGTGCATGCTCTTTTTCTGTTGTGGTTATTTCCATGCATTTATTGCCTTGAAGATCAAATCTATGAGAGACTTTTATGATGTTCTCTAAATACATATGTCCATTACAATAAAACTTAATTGCTTGTTTAATATTTTTCTTCCATTCTTGAATACTTTTCTCAGTTAACTTTGGAAAATGAGTTAATAAATCATTAAAGATATCCTCAGCAATTCCAACCTTTAAAGGTTTCTTTCTCAATAGCTTATTAAACAAATTAGGGTAAGTTTTACACAACCAATTCAAAGTCGATTTTTTAGGATCTTTTGACTTTTCTTTTATTAACTTCTTTTTCGGTTTCTCAACTTTTATAGGAGAATTCTCAACGATGGTTTTCCGTTCATTTGTCTTTTTTTCTAAAATCTCTTTTAGTTTGTCTGAGGATAAGCTTAATTTTAGCGTCCCTTCTTTTATAGGAATTTTCGGCTTGCTCATTAGAGCGTTATTATATTTTAACAGAACAGATCTTGATTTATGTTCAATTTGAAGAAAAGTTTTTCTATGTTTCATGAATGAATTTCTTCCTTTCGAAATGGCATATTTTCAAAGCCTTCTGTAAAATATCGAATGCGATTCTTCCTATTTTCTTCCGACAGAATATAATTATATGTTTTCGGGATATTCAAAGTTTCTTTCATTTTTTTCTGCAAATTTCTAACCTTTCGATTATAGACTTTTTTACAAACTTTCATTATATAGTTTCCTCTTCATCTGGCATTAATCTTAATATCCCTAATGAATGATATCTTATATAGCCGCAATTAAGGCAAAGAAGCATAACTGCGGGAATGGTAGTTCCTTTCAGGAATTTTCTTTCCAAATTAAAAATACTATCTAGCATTGTAAACTTATTATGATCGCATGCAGGACACTGCATAATGGCGTCTTTTGACTTTAAAGTTTTAATAACATTTCTAAAAAATTCTTCTTTCATCGTTTATCCTCAAAATTCTCAGCGATATCTTGCGTGATATTAGAAAAAGAAAGATAAAGTCCAGGAAGAATTGCAAAGCAAATTGTAATAAAGCATAAAAAGTAGATCATTTTTTTGTTTCCTTACATAATTAAAATCGAATTCGGCTTTCGTTAAACCGAATTCGGCTTTCGTTAAACCGAATTCACTTATTCGGTAACACTAGATAAAACTCCAGAATCTAAATCTTTTTTTATTTTCTTTTTCTTTTTCTCATAAAATGTTCTAACTGGCTTATTGGAATTCATCATTTCATAAATCCTTATATATTCCTTTCGAAAGTCTCCAGACGGCCAACTAATACATATTTTGCAATGAGGGCATGTATAGCCTTGATTATAATACATTGAATAAGGTTTAATTTCTATCCAACCACAAGCAATGCATTGAAGCTTATTGGCATTCTTTTCTGGGAAATCATCTACATATAAATTATCGATTAACATTCTTCCACATCCTTTAATTTCAGTTGGTGACAAATTGTCACCGTCTAATTCAAAACATTAATGATATCTTGTTCAACTTCTAAAATTTTTTCTGAGAGGTCTTTCACATCTTCTAACGTCTCTTCTACTTCCTCCAATGTTTCTTCTACTTTTTTTTCATCGCACCCCAATAAAATACAGCCAACAAAAATGCCTAAGAGAAAGAATTTATTTGTTTTTTTCATTTTTCAAATCCTCTAATACAATCCATTTACTTACAGGAGGATATTGAAGCCTGTGTTGATAAACAATCCCAATTTTACGAAATATTCCACACAGTCCCTTATATGATAACTTTAATTTTTTCGCTCTTTTATGGAGTCCTTCATACGGATGCAATCTCACATCTTCTTTTATCATGTTATAATCTTTAGGTTTCGGACCAGTTTTCTTATAGATAGGATTTATGCTCCATCTTTTTGCCGTTGTTTTATCTATTTCAAATATCTTACTTGCATCCACTAAAGATAGATTTTCTTCTTTTATTCTTTTCATAACATTTTCACGAAATTCAAGACTATATTTTGTCATTTTTAACCTCAAAATGATCATTGATTTCTTTAAGTGTTAAGACATTATTAACGGAACTGCTATTGACCTGGATATGACCGCTATCTTTATGTGCCCACGAATAACCCGTTATAAGCTTTCCTGACATGACGGCTTTCTCTTTAAGATATCCATAAGCAGGATGAGAACCATCCCAGATATATTCAATCTTAGTGCGTCTAGGGTCTGTATAAACAACGTCAAGGGCTTTCCCCCAGTTATGCCAGGATAGGCCAGGGATTGTATTTGTAGCCCATCTCGCCATCGGTTGAGGCCCTACTTTATCGATAATAGAAGCCAGATAATGACAGCCTAGATTCTTTAGATGTTTCATCTCTGCAGCTATCTCTGTTGCATGCCTTGATTGCCGCCAAAGCTTAGCTTGCGTTTCTAGATCTCTTAACCCTTGAATCGGAACAAACTTATATCCATCTTTTTCACAAACCTCTAAAAGCTCTTGAACATCTTTTGAAAATTCTGGGTCTAATAAGTTAAAATCTACGGTCATTTTTCGTCCTTTTATAGTCGTTTCATTATATATTGTAGAGAGAGTATGCATATTGCGCTGAGTATGAAATATATTAAGAAGTTCATTTATTTAAGTCTTCTCTGTATGAATTCAAACATAAAAATAAGGGATACTGAAGCAAAAGTGCATACCATGATATAAGAAAGAAAACTCATTTAATGTCCTTATTTTGTTTCGTGATTAGATTAGCTAGCCATGTTTCTTCCATTAATAGTCCCGTTAACTCTCCTATTCCTTTTTTCTCTTTTTCTGTTAAATAATTCTCAGCTGAAAAATGTTGATCCTCTAAATAAGTTTCTTTGAATTTATCTTCACATAATTTTATTTCATATAAATGATCACTAAATGTTTCTTCATCCCACATATCTGAATTAAACAACTCATCTTTTTTATTTTTCCATATTAAAGTTAATGCAGGGTTATATGATCTGACATTCTTATGATCATTAATAATAATTTTCTGTAATTGATAATAATCTTTATCTGTTTTCTTCATTTATTTAATGTCCTGTACGTCTTACTATTTCGGAGACAACAACAATGATTATTCCACAAAAAGTGAATACACATACCCAAAATATAAACTTCATTATCTTCTTATTTCCAACTTCACAAACAAACACGGCTACCAGGGATAGACAAAGCGTGCTCTAGTAAAATCTTATCTAATTTCTCATGAATACGCGTCTGATCATTTAAAATACGGTTTAGCTTGATCTGAATCTGATCTTCTTTTGAATCATGAATGTGTGTTTCTTCTTGTTTATCTAATATTTCTCTAATTGGCGAATAATCTCTTGCTAGTGTTTCTGACAAAACAGAGGATTCTATAATTGTTTTTTCATTATTTGAATTATTCATTTTCTTGTTTCCTTATACATTGATCTAGGTGATAAAGCGCATTAATAAGAGCTCTTCTACCTTCATGAAAATCATTCATAACTATTTTTTCGTGATATTTGTTCTTTAAATCATTCGGCGTTACGGAAAAGAGATTCTCTGTGCTTTCTGCTAAGAGAGTATAAGTCGCATTTTTTAGATTATCAAATACACTTAAGTAATGTTGAAAATCAGTTTTTTCTGTGCTTATAGATCTTTTTCGAATTTCTTTTATTGCATCTTTAGTATAATTCATTATCTTTCCTTATAAAATCGTTTACATCTTTCGCAACATGTAAACAGTTTTATGAATCAGTTTCTTCTTCATCTAACGTTTCCAATTCCGGATTATATGTTGGATCAAGCCAATCATTAATATCCCTGTTTAAATATTTATCCACATACCAGAGAACATTAATCAAAGCTGTTCTAACGTCCGAGATATCTTTCCTTGAAACATGTCTTGAAGAATTGTAACTTCTTTCTTCAGCTGTCCCATGTATCCTCGCTAATAAAGGCGCGGCCTCATCCAATAACAAAAGAAGAATATCTTTTACACTGTCAACGATACAAACATATTCAGTTGGCGTTAAGGGACAGGGGGGTAAAGGTTTTTTAAAATCTGTCATCTCTCTCACCCCAACTTCTCTAATATTTGATCTTCAGTTGATTGTGGCTCAATAACTTCTCCGTCTACTGTAAAGGCCGTTGAGTTATCCTGCATACCGATCTCTGCCTTTTCATCTAAGGAAATAGCTTCTTGAAGAAGATCATTGTTGCTGAATTGGGGGAGAAGCTTACAGATGCGTCTAATAACAGTCTTTTTGCCCATTTCCTCTTCATGGGTATACCAAGGAGAATGCTTTGAGTTAGCACTTCTTGATGAGTTCTTAATCTTATCAATATCATCTAAAGTGAGCATCTCGAGGATCTTTGTCCCATCCTTCAAAGTAGCAATTCCATAGTAACAGTCAACTTTTCCTCTGTTCTTTGTCACAGGACGATGAATAAGACGTTGCTCTAATCCATACTCTAGATCGAAATGATCATTCTCATAAACCACACGGGCTTCTATAGAGCTAACTAATCCTGTCTTAAAGGCCAATTCCTTAAGGCCCTTATAGCCGATAATGAACTGGCAGGTATCTCCGTAGGGCAGAAGGTATGTATGGCCTAGAGTGCCCCCTATTTCGAGCCCTAGACGTGCCGCTTGTCCAATGGCATCAACAACGCTTTCTGGCTTGCATTTTAAAAGAGCAGGAATATTCCTGATTTCATTAAAACAAATTTGCAAGAAACGATTTATGTTTGTATTCGGCGGTAAGAGTCTTTGCAATTTTCCTTTTGTTGTTTTTTCATTCAAAAGTGTCAGTGCGTTCGTTTGTTTAATTTGTGTCATTTTTAAGTCCCTTTGTTAAATTAAAGAAGTTCTGTTCCTGTTCTTGTACTTTTTTCTGTGCTTCTAATTTTATACAATCTTCCAATGAATAAGACATATAGGGTTCATGCACATGTGGCACAAAAGGTATTTTCTCATTATGTATAAGATCGTTGAGTCTTAATCTTATTTGTTCTCGAATGTCTTTCGATTTGGAATGTGAGTAATCAGCCAATTCATATAATTTCATCAATTCATCTTTATCTTCTACGTTCTTAATAAACCCTATCAATTCTTCTTTTTTATGCATCGTAAAGAAGTTATGAATTTCATTGCCAACATCAATCAATTTTAAGTTTTTCCTCATCTTCTAAGTGTTCTGCATAACATTCAAAATAATCCGAGGCTTCTCTCAACCAACGCCTCATATTTCTTATTTCCTGTCTATTCCAGTTATCTTTTTCATCAAATTTTTCTTCAAGAAGAAATTCAATTCTCTCGTAAAATTCTTTATAAAATTTCCTTGCGATTTCTTTATTTGCTGATTTATACAATTTTAAGTTCCTTTTTTAACTTTTCAAATTTATTCAAGAGATCATTATACTTCTTCTTTAAATTCTCTTTCTCTGATAAATTTTGAGCCATTTCATGAAGAACACGCTCATGCGTTTCTCTTTGCCAAACCATGTTTCTTAATATTGGAATAAAATTTTCAATAATGGATATATAAGTTTTTTGATTGAAATATGGGTCCAAATCATCCATTTTTTCATGTGTTACCATATTTATATGAACAAATGCATCTTTATATTTCTTAGGATCTATCATTCCTAATAACATAGGAAGAAGGGTTTGTCCGATCTGGACAAGAATCATATTTTCAGCATACATCTCCTTGGATAAAGATTCGCAATAAACATCATAATCTTCAGGCCTAACATGTAAATTCCTATTAGGGTTCACTAAATTACGAAACTGATCGGTATGTAGTTTTTCGTGTTCTTCTGGAGTTAATTCTCGTAATCTTCCTATATCTTCTATCATTTTATTTTTAAAACTCTCTCTGTTGATGTTTCTCTTAAATATTGCTCATATAATGTTTTTTCTTTTGCCTTGAAAAGATTGGTGTCAAATCGCAATGAAGATTGTTTTTTCCAAGTTGCCATTATTTTTCCATCAGGGCCCATTAATAATTCATTATCTTGCATATGCTTACAAATAATTGTTTTGATTTGATCAATTTCTTTTTCAATTTCTTTTATCAATTTGTTTTTATCATGATATTGATTAATATACAGTTGAATCTCTTCTGTTGATTCAATTTGACTCTCAGGAATCATCTCCCGCCATAGTTTCCTAGCATCCTCATAGGACTCAACATCTGGAGGAGTTTGCGTGAGTACATGATTCTGCCAAAAACTGATACATTTTTCTTTTATTTTCTCTTCAATAATTTTATTTCGTTTATATTCATAAATCCGAAAATCTGCGCCCCCAAAATAAGCAACAATAATTCCTCTTGGCGCATCTAAAATACGAACATAATGAGCAACTTGTAGATAATATTCGATGGGGATTTTGTCGGACCCCGATTCACCCCATTTGATCTTCGAAAAGTGCCCAACATTCTTTGCTTCTAAAACCGATTTATCCTCTAGAATACCATCTACATTCCCAAGTAAAAAAGGATATTCTTTATCGTAAGTTGTATCTGGATAGGATATTTGTTGCGGATACAAAAATAAGAATCTCTTAATGACGAAAGGTTCAATTTCTTTTCCAAACCAAAGATGATCATTGTCAGTCTCCTGAAATGGGTTGTCTTGTAATACTTTTTCTAAATACACATCGACAGCTGTCTTATAAGGATTTAACCCACAGATAGCCGCTACATCCGACCCGCCAATACCAAGCCTTCTTTTTTCTAATTGTTCAGGCGTCAGAGTCATTTCTTTTTTAATTCCTCTACTTCTTTTCTTAATGCCTTTAATTCTTCCACCATCTGATACAGGGTACATCCGGTTACATTCATATCAAATCTATGAATATCCTGTTTGTTTAAGTCAGGATTACATAAATTCTTTATTATAAAATTTTTGAGTTTTTTAAATTTCTTATCGAGTTCAGTATCTATCATTTTAAATTTCCTCTTCGTCACTTAAAATAAAACAAAAAAAACAAGGGTTATGAAAAAAAAGAAAAAAAGAATCATTTTTAATTTCCTACATAAACAAATTCAAAAACATTGCAATAAGGAGAATATCCAAAGAAAAACAATTTATTTTCTTTAATATGAAAATAAGGAAAAATTTGATTTCTTACATCTTTGAAGAAAGAATCATACTTTTCCAATTCTTCGTGGTTTAAATTTGAAAGTGCAATATTTTTATAAAAAGTTTTATCAATAACAGTAATAATTTTTTTAGTATCTTCAGGAATGTTTATATAATTCTCTTCTGAGAAGCCATAATTATTTTCCATATAAAAAGTTCTAAATTTAATCATTTAAATTGTCCCAAGCATCTTTTATCAGTGCAAATATCCATAAAGAAATAAGAATGCTACCCCCTAGTAAAATGGGTCCAAAGATAAAAAATAACATGATTGAGGGAAGCATTTTATATTGACTCTATAATTTCAATCAAGAGAAGGGTCATAAAGAAAAAAAAGATAAATGTCATTAAAGTTTCTTTTATCGTACAGTTACAATCGGGAGTTCTTCTTCTTCCGTTGTTAAGTTTTGAAGATCTTCATGAAGCACTCTTATATCTTGTTTCAAATGATTGATTTGGAATTTTAAATTATCAAGATCTTCTTGTTTTGCATCAGCGCTAAACATTAGACAGGCAAGCGTTATAATACATATCAATATCAATATCGGCGTTATAATAAGATTGAAAACTTCTTGTTTAGTCATCATGATTTTTAAGGTCTCTCAAATTATTTTAATAGGTTTTATTCTATTGATTTTAGAAAAGATATGCGAAAGTTTAATTATTTTTCTTATCTTTATTTTTTACATCAGGGGATAGCTCTTTGATTTTAGAAGAAAGCTCTCGTTTCCGACTTTTCAAATCTTTTATATGAAAATCTCTGAATTCTTTTATTTCGTTTAATTCTTCGATTCCCATAAATTGGAAATCCCACTCTAAATCATATTCTGAACCAATATCTTCCTCATGAATTCCTATAGTATAAAATTCCCTCATAAAAGGAGAGGTAATTTTTATTTGGTTTAAAATACATCGAAAGGAAGCTGGACGATTCTCATTAGTTACTTCCGAAAATCTTAACATAGCAATTTCAAGCAATCTTATAAGGACATCTTCATCAAGAAATAATTTCACAACAACACTTTCCAGTCTTTTAAAGTTCTTTCAACTTCTTTTAATGAGCGACATATAACATACGGAATATTAAATTCACAGCACCATTTTTTAAAAGTTTCTTGTTCTTCTGTTAATCTTCCTTTTGAACTTTTTAATTCAATACAACCACTTCCCTTGTCCCATAGAAAGATAAGATCAGGAACTCCAGGAAGCTTCCCCATCATCTTTAAAAGCATTCCCCAGCCTGTATCCCCCTTCTTAAGGGTTTCATTGGCAGGGTGGAACCAGAGGGCTTTTAGCTCACCAGAGACGGCCCAACTCTTCATATGATTGATACACTCTAGATGAAGCTTTGTCTCGCCTTTATGATTGCTTAGATTGGGATTGGGAATAGAGAATAAATATTGATAAAGATGCCGTTGCTCTATGGAATTCCACATACAAGTCTAATAACTTATTTTGGTTAATATAATAATAACATTATGACAGATCGTTGCTAATTTCAAATAGACGATTTGCATAACAAGCATGATTGTATGTTGATAGGGCGATAGCCACCACATGGAATTTACTCTAGAAATATAAGGATGAAAGTTTTAGGGAAAAATTAATAGCCTCAAATCAATATCTTGCTTAATCCAAGGCTATCAATTCTCGTACGCCTAAAACCTTAATAAATATAGGATATTCAAGGATTTAAGTAAAGATAAATATGAGTTAGTGGCTTTTGTCCCAATGAATTAGAATAAGGGTTTAACCCAAAGATAAATAAGGGTTTAACCCATTGAAAAAATTTAATTGATTTTAAGAGGAAATAAATTGTATGGTCTTACTCGAGAGACTGGAAAAATAATTTATAATATTAATCATTATGTTTTGTTGACTCTAAGCCAGTCTCTCACTTCAATGTTAAAGATGTCAGTTCGATTCTGTCTTCCCGCTCCATTATCAACAACTTAAAAAACCCCATTGACAACAATTCCTATTTTAGATTAAATAAATATTGAGATTTCCAAGGTCTCATGAGGGATAAATGCCTAAAAAACATTTTCCCTCGTTCAGAGTCGAATATTAAAGTAATAATTTCCTATTTACGCAGCGCCCCTTTTCAATCCTTAGAGGGGCGTTCTTTTATGGGGCGTAGTTTAAAGGTTAAAACCCTATACATTTAGGTGTATAGATATATCGGGTTCGATTCCCGCCGCTCCACTTTTTTATGTAGGTATAGTTTAACGTTAAAACACTGTATATTTCGGTATATAGAGATTCGGGAGAATCCCCCGTTGCCTACGCCTATTATCTAATGAATCCATTTTAATTGTTTGATTGTGTTGATGTAAGATCTTTCAGTAAATTTTTGTGATAAGTAGCAACGCTAGTGTATTTGCTTGTCATTTTTAACATATCTTCAATTTTTGCAAGATCACGTAACCTGTCCATCATTTCGTAGTAATATTTTATTAAAAGATTTCTTGCCGGGCACGGACTATCATCTTCTAAGGCAGGATTAAAATTTTCTTCCTCTGAAATTTTTTCTATTAACTTATCAAATTCATCTGTCAAATAATGATAATAATCTTCTAAATTCATTCAATTCTCCTCTGTGGTTTGTTTTGTTCTAAAATTTAATGAATTCATCATTCACCCTTTATATAATTTATTTCGGCATTGATTATATCAATGAGATTAGTAATATCTTCTCTGATGAAAGCTAATTTTTCATCTAAAGGTTTAATGGGTTCAAACCTCCATAGAATTTGATAATAGTCTAAAGTTTCTTTGTTGGTTAATTGTTCAAGATAATTGACGATATCAGTTAAAACACAAATCATAATGTTTGTTTTTAATTCCTCTCTATCTTCTTTTCGTTCTTTTTTCAAAGTGCTTTGAGAGGGAAATTTTATGATTTTTCCCGTTTTAGATATCTTGATTTGTTCAGTCATTTTTCTTCAATTCCTCCAAACAAGTGTGCTTTTTAGAATGATATTGAAGATGAACTAATCGTTCTTCAACTTTATATCTTGATTTCAAAGCAATTCTGATTTTTTTTCTGAAATCATCATCCCCGGCATCCAATTCTTCTTTACTCCAATCGATTATACGCAACTCTTCTTCATACCTCGAGCGGTACAATTCTAATAAATATTCTGCTTTTCCAGAAAAAGAGTAATATTGTGCCTCTCCCTCCATCAATGCTCTTTTGCATTCTCTACACGTAGGGTCATTGTCCTTTATCCGTTTGTAGACAGCAGCTCCACAAAATTTACAATCATAGCGTTTTCCATTATGATAATTATGCCTGCACTGGGGAGTACAAAACGTTTGAAACCACCTTTTTGGTATAAATAACCCCTCACAAGTTAAGCAGTTTTTCTCTTCTGTTTTTTTCTTCATCCTAAAATCCTCATTTAAATGCGCGTATAACGAATAACACGGTTCTTGTATAGATGTCTATGCCCTACCCCCCTAAAATGCCCTATACGTGCAAAATTTCGCTATTAGCGACCCCTAAGAACCATAAACTTTATCCTCCAAGTGCAAAATCCACGATTTCACACCCAAAAGCCTTCGAAATTGCAGACTTGAAATGATTGTCCAAATAATCTCGAACAAAATAGCTTGGACAATACACCATAAGCTCATCTCCAGAACGCTTGAAAATAATCCGATAATCAATAAACCAGGATTTGTACTTCGCATCACCAATGATTCGATGCAATATCCTGCGCTCTTCTTCTGCAGGAATAGGGACTGAAATAGGCTCCGGCTCGGGAGGAGGTGTTTGTTTCTTAAACGCAGCAACAGGCTGTGAACGAACCTCAGACGTCGTCCAATAGACCTTATCGTGATTGATCTTCCGAAGTAAACTTCCCTTCCAGGAAAGAATCACGTTCTTCGGATAGTTCCCAGAGTCCTTCCAGTAGTCACAGGTCTCTCGATAAGCTTCTTGTATTTTGCTTGGATGAAAATTCATCGCAAATGCAATTTCCTGCATCTCGTTCGTTAGTGAAAAATCTTCCTGCAATTCACCGGCTGTTTTAGTCAAAATTTTATTTTGAGAATTAGTAGTAGTAATAGCTAGGGCATTTTGATCAGAAGTAGCGTGTGATGAAATTTTAGGCACAGCCTCGCGCGCACACGCACTAGTAGTATATTTATAGGTACTATATAGGTTATGCGTAGCTATTACATATGTTTGAGGCGAAAATGACATATGTTTTTTTATTACATCTGTAGCTATTACATCTGTTTTATCGTTAACATCTGTAGCTATTACATCTGTTTTATCGTTAACATCTGTAGCTATTACATCTGTTTTATCGTTAACATCTGTAGCTATTACATCTGTATTTTGTTCTATCTTTTTAGATCTTTTGGATTTTTTTGAGAGATATTCTTTGCTTGATTTTTCCCATTCATCAAGTAAGGGGACATTCAAATCATATACGCTTGTTTTCCTGATTGCGTAATTGTCTTGAACCTTAATAATAATTCCTGTCTTTATAAGTGACTTAAGGGATATTGATACGCCTTTTAAGGAAATTTCAGTAACTTCATGCATTGTTAATGTACTAGCATAAATGTTCTTTCCTGTTTTGAAATCTGCTTTGCCTGCAAGGAAACTTAATAAAACTTTATCATTTCTTGAAAGTTGGCTCATTTTTATTTGTGATATTTTATGCGTCCAGCTCATATATACTCCGTAGTGTTACGCTGAAGTGTCTTTATAAGTCCTTACTTTCATTTGTTTTCTTTTTGATAAATTAAATTATCCTTCTTCCGTTGATTCCATTCGCTTTTACTCTTTCAAGATGTTAGAATTTTCATTCTTTAAAAATTACTGGTTGACATACTTCTTTTTTTTATATAATTTAAAAAAAGAAAAGGGGATGGATTAATTCTTCTTTTTTAAAGGTTAAAGTTAAAGTTAAAGTTAAATTTTATCCTTATTCATATAAATCTCTTATGATTTATTCGTTGAAATTTTTGTTATTATTCTAAAGAAATCCAGCACCTAAAAAATGCTGGTTTTTTATTTATGTAAGGAAAGTGTAGAGAGAAAATTGAGGGAATTCAAGGGCTTTTTGGTAAAATTTTAAAGATTTTGAGAAAAACTTAACTGTTTGTTTCTTCTATTTCTTTTAATTTAGAATAAATCGATTTTAAATTATCTGTGATTAAATGAGTGTAAACCCATTCTTTTGTTGAATTGAAAAACGCGTCGTCATATTCTTTTAATTTGTTTTTTGAAATACAACTCACAGCAATAACAATCTGTATACTTTCCGCTTTCTCTTTGTGAAAAGGATTCGGTAGCCCATTCGATATAAACTTTGTGGTGAACTTCTCGAAAGTACGAATTAAAAGCGTATCATAAGGTTTATCTTCTGTTAAATCTCCAGGAAAAAGCAATATATGCCACTTCGGGAATTCTTTCTCTAATACATCTTTTAAAGAAATAACAAATGTTTCTTTTGTAACAAGTTGCTCATCTTCGATCTTCTTTTTGAATATTGCCATTATAGGTAATTGCTTTCATTTTGGTTGAATTTCAGATGTACGGAAAAATCGTACAACTGATTAATGTAATATATTATCAAGATTAATATTACTGACCTCTCTTAAATGATCTTCGTTCATATCATCAATCAGGCGTCTCATGTTAATTACAAGAAAATCATAACATAAGGTAGGATCATAATTGATTAGAATATCAAATAAAGCCGAAAT